ACCATGATTGTTTTGTTGGTGACATAAATAGATTTTTACCTATAAATATCCCCAAAAATCAATTTATTCCTCTATATTTCGTTCATCTTCTTGAATATGGCGGAACAATTCTTCTTCGGTACTTGGCGCCGCTGAAAGTTGGTCGACTTCCATTTGTAGGGATTCTTCTATTTGATCTCTCTCTTCCATTAATCTCAAATAATATCTATCTTCCTCTTCCTGGCTCTGTCTAAGATATTCTTCTTCATCAATTTTACTCATCTTTTAATGTATTTTTAAATCCTTTTGTGTCTGTTATGGTAAAAAAAAGTTACTTAGTGACGAAGTGTATAGATAAAGACCAAATCTATGGCAATGTCAAAGACCTCTCCTACTACAAGGGCAAGGGCAAAATCTAAGTCTTAGTTTCTTCCTCCGTCTAATTGTTCCCACCCTTTCAGGGGTTGGGATAACTTAGACGGCTGTCGTGGTGTTTTTCGTAAAAAACCCACAAAAACCTAAATTTCGTAGAAGAGCGATATGATCCTAGTTATTGTCTTGTCGCCGTGGCGAGTTTGACAAACACATTTGCGTTTAGAATATAAATCTATATGTATAAGAACTCCATCACCAAGTACAAAGAAAGGTAGAATCGGCTTGTGCTTCGTCCACCTCTCACCTTAGTTTATTATTAGTCCTGAGATTCAGGAAGTTTTTTCAGGAATATGTCAACTACCTCTTGGAAACGTGGGTTAACTTCGATACGTAATGCCGCAGTGGTTTTAATCTTCGACTGACGTTGTTTTTCAAACTCAACCTTAACACCTTGGAATTCGGCGTTAACCTTTTTCATTTCCATTTCGTACTGAGTACGTAGGTCGTTGTTGGTTTTCTCAGCTTCAGCCTCCGCATCGGCATTAACGTTAGCGATACGTGCATTCTCCGCAGTGGTCAAGTTTTGAACCTTGGCCTTGAAATAATTCACCTTTTGTTCGTAACCACGGTGAAGACCTGCAAGATCTTCATGAAGGGTGAGAAGTTGTTCTGAGGTGTGATGTGTTTCAATCGTAACGGGGCTCTTCATTCCGTCCTTAACAACCATCCATTCAATTGCAGGAAGACCTGGAAGTTCTTTCCTTAACGCATCAAGGGTTGATCCCTTATGAATGAATTGACCGATATGTGAAGCGTAAGCTTCAACCTCAAGGTATTCTGAATATTCACCAACGGTGAGTTCACCCCAACCAAAATCATCATTCACCTGTGGAAGAACCTCAGCGGTCACATATTTTGGATGCTCAGGAACCTTAATATTTGATACGTCAGGTCTTGATTGAACAATTTCCCTAATCATATCATCCTTTGCCTTGATGTTCTCCATCAAGAAAGCCTGGCAAGCGTGAAGTTCGGCCTTCTCAATAAGAAGTTCCATAACGTTTTCAGGGAGTTTCTTCCCGGTCACGATAACGTGCTCTTTTTTACCAACAGTTACTTTTTTACTGTAATTGTTGACGTTACCAAGTTTATTGTTGATTTCTAATGCTCTCTGATTGCAAAGATTAGAAATTGAGGATGCTTGTGAAAGACTTAAACCTTTGGATGTGAGTGAATTTTTTTTCATAATTTCCGAGTTTTATAAAATTTATTAGTAAGACATAATTTGATTCAAGAAAAAATATACATAATAAAAACCGAAAAATCAAATAAAAATGTAAATTTTTTTAATAAAAAATCACAACTTACAGAAGATCAAGGGAATAGTCCCCTTCTAAATCTTTAAATAATTTTGGGAAGTTTCCACATTCCATTGCTTTCTCGTCATCGATCTCATCAGCACCGACCTCGGCGATATCATCCAAGGTAAGATTGTACGTCTTACAAAGTTCTTTAATGTAATGGAGTTTTCCATTTCCCTCTCCTAGATGATGTGACTGGCCGACACATTCCCCGTCGACATAACATGCTTCCCAATAATCTTCTTGTGAAGATAAAATAATTGCTTTTTTTTCCATATTTATGAATTTTTTATTTTTTTAATAATGTTAGTTGTTGAGGTATTATCTTTTGGAAAGAAAATAACATCTAATTTAGAATGTTCCCGACACAGGACTTTCTTATCTTTGTATTCGTCACCAACCACCATCAAGTCGATATCATAAAATTGAATAGCAGAACACATGTCGTCTTCGGAATCGTATATCGTGACAGCGTCCACATATCGAATAGACTCCAACATACGTTTCCGAAATTGTTCATTATTTAAAGGTCTATCGTTACCTTTTAACTCTTTTACTCGTCTGTCACTATCGATCCCAACATAAAGATGATTTTCACCAGTCGGACATTCGACATTCTTGGCGAACTTTAATAGTTCAACATGTCCTGTATGTAGGATATCAAAGCAACCGTTGACCCATATATTCATTTTTGACTATCTCCTTTCTCTACTCGGTAACTATCATTAATATCATCAGGAGTAGATACTTCAAAAATTTCACCACCCACCGCTGTCGATAATTGATGAGCTATACCTATGTGTACTTCGATCACATCACCAACACTTAACGTGAGCGTCACTTTTTCAGCGGTGTCTGGATTAATCGTTTTTAAAATAAACTCACCCTTAGAGACGTACCAAGTTTCTTTCTTTTTAATATGATAATGCATACTAAATTTACCACCTTCAATAAAGTGTAAAATCTTTCCACAATAATCATTTCCGTCGTGGATAATCACTTCGTATCCCCACCCTTTTTGTCTAATTTCAGGACCAGGGGAACTTGTTATTTTTCTTGGTTCTATATCCGTTCCGGATTCACCGCAACTACACCCTTCTGAGTTACAACCCATGATGAACATTTATTTGCGAAGACTATTGCGTCCTCGATATTTTTATTTTTAAGATATTCCACCACCAATGCGGCTAAGAATGTGTCTCCTGCGCCAGATAAGTCTCTTACGGGATGATCCTTTTCTATTCCAAATACTTTCGAACTGTTTAAGACCGCACCCTCTGGGCCTTGCGTCATAACCAATGTGGTTTTTTCATGTTCAGGATCTTGAAACCATTCGTAATTCTCTTGATATTCTTTTTTGTTTAATTTTATAAAATTAATTGAACGTGCCCAATCACCTAATTTCTTTTTTGTGTCCATAAAAACCAAGGGATGATATCCAATAAATTCTATATCCTCTTCCGATAAGAAACCTTTATTATAGTCTGAAATCACCACGGCATCATAGTTGGAGAATTCAATTTGGTTCAATGTTTCTCGTTTGATACTCTTTATGGCATCGTTTACATCAACACGAAGAAGAATCTGATTTGATGCCTGATCAACGTATCGAGTCTTCGCTGGCCTAAAATCGTTTGTAATTAGTTTACATTCATCCCCAAGGGAGGTGATGTTGTCAGCGACGTTAATTGCCATCCCACCATTTGTTGTTACTTTTGTTGGGTTGAATATTGGGACTGGGGCTTCAGGACATAGTCGATTACATTCCCCATATTGAAACATATCTGTACAACTGTCACCGATTACTAAGATTCTACTCATAAACCATTATAGTACTTTGATGGAGAATCCGTCGGAATTGTCGTCATCATCATCTTTTTTTATCTGGCGGAAGGCGCCATCTGCGTCACATTCGGGTGGGTATCCATGTTTCAGGATGTTCCTCTGTCTCAACGCCCGATTGTATACTTTAAAAATGAAGTTAAGAATCATACCAACTACGATTACGAACCCCAACCACATCCAAAAACTACTAAAAACATATTTAAGAAATTCTACCATTTTGCTTTATTTTAAAAATCCTATTCTCCATTTACGAATGTTCAATGCTTTTGAATATCCATTCCTTTCGCTGAATAATAATTTATGTTTGGTCGTGTCTTTCCACTTTAACCCTTTTCCGAAAATTCTAAACCAACCAGTCCCATCCTCATAATATGAAGACCATAGTCGCATTAGTTTACAATTTTTTTTATGTCCGTAACTTGAACAGGTTTCGTTCCTTCAAATTTTATGGAGTACTCGAATAAGGGTTTACCCTTCTCTTGTACTTCGGCAAGTTCGTCTTCATGGATTGCCTCTTTCCAAATTGGTGAATCATTAAGAGATTTCTTAATATTCTTGTCTTCGATTTTTGAATAGACTTTTTCAGTTTTCATAATACAAATATAAGATAAATTTTCTTAAAAATCAAATTAATCAAGACTATATCTTGCCCCACCGTCTTCTAAAACGGTATTATTTTGGAGCAACCCACAGAGTTCGGCAATTGCCCTCTCAATCGGTAGGTTCTCCTCTCGGCAAATTCCTTTATAAAAGGCAGACTCGAAAATCCCACGTAATTGAACATTTGTTCCTGATTTGTCGTCGACAATTTTAAGGTGAATATCGAGCAACTTATTAAAAATACAGTTGAGATAATCACGATAATTGGCGTCCTCATCTGGATCCCAACCGTAAATATTAACGAATAAGGGCTTCAATGTTAAGACCCAACTTCCTTGAAATGGATATTTTTCTTTATAGTGACCTTTACAGATCTTAATCCATTGTTTTTCGTACTTGTTTAATTCTATCATTATAATTGATTTAATAAATAAAGTCCCGACCAAAATAATACGGACAATAATGTCGGCCAGAAAGGGAGTGTATGTATAAGCCCAGTGGTATATAACATATGATATTCATCTTTACCCTCTTTCAGGTGAGCAATAACTTTTTCAATGAAGTCTTCAATCATCACCAACGATGAAATTAGTCCGAAAAAGAATAACAAACTTTTAATTACTATCATAACTTCGAGTTAAATGATAAAATCCACACTTCATACAGGCATAACATGATAAATTCTTTATACCCGCAACTTCTTTAAGATGAAGAATTGCCGCACGAGCCTTTGTTTCCGATTCATACATCATTTTGTTACATGATGGCGTATCTATTGGATAAACCGATCTTATTTCTGTTTGTTTATGTTTTTTCATAACTTTATATCAAAACGGTTTCTCATTCTCTCAAGAGCTTCATCAGGTACGCTGTGAATATTAACTCCACCGTGACGGTTCTCAACAATAAGTGAATATACGGTGTACCCATGTTCAGCTGCCATATCAAAATAAGGCTGCATTTCTTTAACTGTTGTTGATGTGTTAGCAACTACAACAGGAGATACTCCTTCTTTCATAAGGTTATTGACCTTTGACTGACACCATTCATGTGAGGCTCTAAGGTCTTCCACCTTCCAATCATACTTACCGTCTTTCATATGAAAATCGTCGGCAGTGCAAATATTCGATGATGGAGTCAATAACTCCGCCAATGATGACTTACCCGAGCCTGGGATTCCTCGTACTATGAATAGATATTTTTTCATTTCGGTACAAATATAATTAAAGTTATTGTAATTTCCAAATTATATTGGTTGAGTTGTGTAACCTTTTTTAATTTTTAAATCAACATTTACCGTCACACCATCAATCGAATCAACATGTATACTATCGAATTCCCATCCATACGTGTGAACCTCACTCTCAAAACCTCCTTTATTATTTTGATTTGTTATCACATAAAAACCGCCGTTGTTATCCGTGACAACCATTGATATGATCTTTCTGTTTAACCCCCATAGATATATTTCTAAAACATCCTCATTTTGATACAAAAGATAATTGGTAAAATATGGATTAGATGGCGCGTTTGGTTTAAGATAACCACTATCTCCCCTTATTTTATCTGATGGTGGTGGAGATTGGTGAGCGTAATATTTGATATCTGATTCTTGGACTAAATCGTAAAATTTTTCTTCAGCAATTTTATTGCGTCCTTCTATTCTATTCCAATTTTTAAATGTGAGTTTACTTGCAACTTTCTCAAAAAACACTTGGGGATTAAAGAACATCATAATCAACGAATATCCTTTCATTCTGGGGAAAATGTGTAGTGTTAAATCATAATCTTCAGTATAATCATCAATTTTGATTTCTTCAACCGAAGTGTCGTAATTAATTAACATTACCCAATTATAGTCAATTAAAAACTTGGTGAGGGTTTTAATTTGTTGAAAAACCGAAAACCCTGGATCTGGTAGAACCTGTAAAAATTTTTTATTAAAATAAGATAGTTTATTCCACAAAATTAGGGAATTCTTATTATCAATATAATTCAAATCTTCATAGAAATACATATCTACCAATTCTTGAATATGAACATCTAACGGATAATTCGCATGAAGGGCTATCTTATAATCGGGGAATTTCGACCTGATTAACGATATGTTTTCTATCAACACATTTATCTTCTCTTCTGTGTTACAGTACGATGTTATAGCAACTACCCTATCTTTTTTTGTGTCTTCTAACATTCCAATTTCCCCCATTGTTTAGCCATTGCCTTTGCGAATCCTGGAAAAGTTTCACTTCGTTTTCTACGACGTTCTTCAGGTGGTAATTTTAATGTTTCCATATGCCACATTGAGTCATGACGACCATCCTTATATGTGTATAATACAGGTTCAACCATATTGGTTGGTTTCAAATTAGGAAGACCTTTTAACCACAACCCAGTTTTCTTGCTCTCAGCGTCACCGAAAAAATATGGGTGAACATATTGATTAGGTTTCCTATATCTGGTTGACATAATACCCACGGGGTTCTCGATTGCAATCCTCTCACAATCCACCTCGGTCAGATCCATAAAGAATTTTACGGCTTCTTCACGTTTTTCAGCCCGACCCGGGAATCTATCTTTAAACTCAGGTTTCATCCATTTATTACCTGTGACGGTTAAATAGGTACATTCTGGGTGGAAGATACAAAGGTCGAATTTCTCGCGCTTCAACACCTCGAACACATCCTCTTGGAAATGCCACTCAGGGTGGCCACCCGAACATGGTAATAAGTCACAACTATACGCTTCGTGTCCTAATTCTCGGAACGCTACACATACAACTTGACTCTCTTCACATCCTACTAATACTCTCATTCTTCGTCGTCTTCATGGTTTATTAACACCACTGCCGATGTGGTTGGGCGTGTAAGTGAGGTATATTTAAGTTGATTCCTCTCTTTGACTGACCAATTTTCATCCATATCGTTTTCCATTACGAATACGTGGGTGTATGTGCTCCCTTGAGCTTTGTGGGCGGTTATCGCCATCCCATAATCCATATCTTTAACGATGGTTTCTTTTTTATTTCTTACGGTTCCACCTTTGAACTTATTTATGGTTTTCATTAGAATATTCTCCCGTCTGAACGCATAATATTTCCCCCATGATCCAACCATCTCTCGTTTCAACCCTATTTCCTTGTATTCATCATGTAATTCAGCATATCGATGTAAGTTATCGTGCTTGTTCACATCGACAATAAACACGTTTTTGAATTTGGATTTTCCATGTGGGAGATCCTCACGTAATCTAACATTCCAACCCATAATCCCATATTTGTTCTCGGATAGTTCTGTTTTGGCAACCACCCTATAATCCTCCGAATTTTCAATGATGTTGTATCGACCATTTGATCCTCTCACACTCCTATATCCCATTAAAACATCCCCAACTTCAACCACATCCGAACCCTTCCCAAATAGTTCATTTCTAATGGATTTATTCGCCCCCATAACGGTTGTGTTCTTCCATGCGATCACCTTGGCGAATTCCGTGTTGTTTTTAAATTCTTCAGACCGATATTTTATGAGGATTAAATTCTTAAATTCCATGGTATCTTCAGTAAAGATAACCCCTTCCCCAATATCATTCATTAAACTGTCTCGTTTAAATCCTCCAGATGATTTGTTCAAATTGTTTCGTAGTTCACTATATACAAGAGCCAATGGGTTAGTTTCATTTTGTCTTTCAATCTTCGTTAATTGATGAAATTCATTCGTCACCTGATTGAAAACTACACTCTCTTTTTCACCCACGGGCGGGATTTGTGCTGGATCCCCCATAAACAGAACCTTTGTGTCACATCCCTCAATTGTTTTGTGAATCATAATATAAAGGTCTTCATTAATCATTGACGCTTCATCTATGATAACCAAGTCATATTCAATAATTGTTGGTTGGGCTATCGGGTCAAATTGTGGGTAATTGGGGTTGAAATTATCAAGATCGACATCAGGTCTAAGACCAAGTAATGAATGTAATGTCTTTCCTTCAATATCTGTCGTTCCCATTATCACTTTTTTTGCTTTGTGTGTTGGGGCACTTACTACGACATCAAACCGATATTCGTCGAGAATCTTTTTGATACATGTGGTTTTCCCTGTACCAGCATAACCTGCTAATGTAAATGTGTTGTTCTCTCCCCATTTTAACCAAGTCCGAATTTTTTTAATTCCCTCGTATTGCTCATCATTGAATGTAATCAATTTCCCCGTGGGGAGTACCAATTGATTATCGTTCACATGTCCCTCAAATACAACTTTCTTCTTCCTTGGCATATTATTTTTTCTTATAAAATATATTACTCCAATGGATCCACCCATCTATTATGGTTTTGTTGTGTTCAAATGCCCACTCATAATCCTCATGGGTGCCCAAGAACACGTCCATGTCGGCCCATTGTACAACCTCTACTTCTTTACAGGTGAATGTATCAATATCACTTGGGAACGCTTTTGGTTCATTAGTAAAATCGTAAACATTAAGGTATATGTTAGAAATGTTCTGTCGGTGGTCAGTTGGTTTATCTTTAACGATTATTGGTTGTTTATTGTTATCGAAAACCAAATATTCTTCGTTATCTGGCATATAAAATGAGGTTTCTTCATATACCTCTCTCATCATACCTTCATGACGAGTTTCGTCCCAATCAAGATAACCACAGGGAAGACTAAATTTACCTGGCTCATCCATCATTGTTTTTGATCTCTTGGTGATTAGAACTTTAGTTCCACCCTTTGTGATCGCAAATATGATGGCAACAACCGCTATTGACCGACTAACAAAAAAATTCTGTTTCACCTTTACACCAGTTCCTGGAGATGTGAAGCTATACATCACATGATCATTTTCTTTATTGTTAAACCTTTTTGGTAGTTCCATTTTGTAATTTAATTAGTTTGTTTTTAAGTGACCATATTCTCATCGTTCCCAGCTTCGCCACCTTGAACTGTTCCTCTTGGGTTAACTTCCGAGCATCCTTTCGGATCTTGGAAGATCGTATTATGGACGCATATATTTGATTTCGAGTTTTCCATGGGCTCTTATAACATTTGATGATCCCCGCATGTTCGGGAATTAATTCTGTACACGTCTCCAACAACTTCTCAGGTAATGCGTAATAAAATTCTCTAATCCTTATATCTGAATGATCATGTTTCTTTTTAAAGTCAGCAAGTAAATCTGCTTTCGTTCTCTTTATTTCAACCTCAACTGCGTACCCGCTTTTTTTAACAACAAACACATCACACTCGTGCATATTTGGTAGCCCCCACGATAGGTTCGGAACGATGATGTTGGTTCTAACGCCAAAGAGACGAGAAATCGCCTCTTCCATTTCAATCGTGGTTATTTGTTTTTCTTTTGGTTTCCTTGGTGTTTTTGATTTTGTTGTTCTTCTTCTTGCTACCATTAAAACATATCGTTACGCTAACTTTTTATTTCTCACTAATTCTCTGAGAAAGAGGTTTCGGTCTCCACCTATAATATCTTCTTTCCAATTAATATATTGTTGACCGTACAACCTTGGCCAATCTTCCATTGGGGCGGATTTTGCTGCCCCTCGAACCCCCTCCGGATTTCCTTCCGAGTCTGTTTGAACCGCCATAAAGTCCCAAAATTCTGGGTACAGTTCCTTATTGAAGACTCTTTCGTCACAAATAAATGCGACAGCAGAAAGAGCATTATTCAGATCTGGTTCGACCATGGATGCCATTTCAATTTCGTTCTTAACCAATGAGTCGGCGATCTGATTTAGACTCCCTACGGAAATCATCATGAAATCTTTATTTGAGTTTGTTGTTCCACCATTCAAGATAATGAATGTCTCCCACTTTTCAAGGAAGTCCCACACAACATGAACAGGGTCGTACCTACCATATTTTAGCGCGTATCGACCCAATGAATGACCAGCTTGGATTCCTTGTTGAATTGGGGCGATATTATATGGGACAAAGAAATACATCCTTAATTCCAAATCATCGGGTATTCCACCATTCATTAATATTTCTGATTTTGTTGCGTGGCGTTCAATACTTTCATACGGAACATCGGGCATATCGTGATCGGTGATTTTTACGACTTTACCATCTTTAACGGTGACCCAGTCACCCACTTCAAGTTTTAATTCTTCGTCCATGGACTAAATATATGTAAAAAATGTGAGAATTCCAAGAAACTAAAATAGTTTTGACAGATATTCAACACTCTCTTTAGTTTTGTTCATTTCTTGCCGAATCGCCCTTTCTAATTTTTGAAAATCGGGGACTTCTGGAACATCAAAATATTCTGTGAGAAGAGCAACTAGATTTTTTGGGGGTCCGAGTTTATTACGAATATCGGCGCCAACCTCCCCGGATTCAGTTATATCCATTTCAACGACTTCGAGAATATCATAGGGAACCTCCTTTTCGGGGTCAATGGTTTCATAATATTTTTTCAAAGCGTCCATTGACGCTGTCATTGGAAGAATGTCGGGAATGTCAGATGTCCCAAGAATACCTCCTTCGAGGACGTGGGCAAACTCTTTTGTATCTTTAAATCTTAATGTTTTTGCTTTCATATCTAATTAAATTGTAACATTCTTTCTTCTAATTTCATTATTTCAAGTTTCCTGATTGCGGTGTTTAATTTATCGTATTGGTCACTATTTCTTTCCAAATCATCTTTGACATCTTGTGATCTTTTTTCAAGAACTTGTTTTACTTTACCAGGGGATCTCATATTACTTCCTCCTTTTTAACTCGAAACGACTTACCCTCGGCTTTCGCCTTGGCTTTATATTCGTTCCTAAGCTTTATTCCTATACCTTCAGCACAATACCTGGCGTTCACACAACCAGCAAGATCTTCATCTTCATATGGAGAACCATTAACCGTTGCCACACCATAGTAGATGTTCTGTCCGGGTGGTATTAACCCAGAATTTTCTTTGAGTTCGACTTCAACAACCAAGTCGGTCATCACCCTGTCAAGGGTATATGTCAATTTATATTGTCCTTGTAGTTCCATTTTTATTTACATATTCAGTGAACCATCTTCCAAACATCTGTGGTAATATATTGTGAGCGGAAAATCCGTATAACCCACAGGAAAAGAAGTCGTGTACCTCAATTACAAATGTTTCATTGTATGTTGATGCATCAACCTCAACTATTGGGGTAACTCCCACATCAAGGGTATATGCTATCGGACAGTCTTTAAACGCCGATATCATCCTTTTAATTTCACTAACATCGGGAAAAACGGTGAACTCTCCCACATAATGTTGTAACCCAACCAATTTACCCTTATAGACAAACGCTCTCCATTCACTATCAATAGTTATTGCATCCGAGATTTGGTAATTCCCTGGTGGGACTTTTTCATCTTCAACAGTTCCTCGAAGAACGGTTTGGAATCCTTTTATTTTATCATTACTTTTAACAAACGTTCGACCTCCTGGAATATACACATCTTTCTCTGTCCCATTAAAAATTCCTCGCCCAGCAAAATAACGGAGTGTCTCTGGTACATTCCGGGGTTTTGGGGTTAATCCGTGGAAATGTTCGAGAAATTGAATTACGAACTCCACACTCCCAATTGGAATATACTTAGATTGGAACTTTGAAAATTCAAATGGTTGTATTTTATCACCCTCAGTAGTCCATGTGTTTTTATATCGAATACTAACGTGTTTGTCACGATGTATCCAATTTTGAAACCTCGCAGACTCGTGTAGGGTAAACGAGAAATCATGTCTTATTTGATTGTCTATTTTCTGAATTAAGAATTTCATAAGGATACCGATTTATCAATTTCAATACATTCTTCAAGAGTGTTTGCCGTTTCTTTATCATCCCTAAACTTCTTGAAAACAGGATGAAGTGTTGAGTATTCTCCTTTACTGTTCTGAGACAGACCTGAACATTTCATTTCAACAATCTTACCCATTAACTCGTCTTGGTTATTGGTGATGTATTCCATATCGTCTTCATCAATCCCCTGTGGTTTGGTTTTCAACAGACTGTCTTCAGATTCGACATTAAGACTCGATATGAGGAATTCATTTTTTGTTCCTTTTGTACCGTAATTGAATCCAATCACTCTTAGATCCAGGTTGATTTCTTTCTTTACCTTTATTTGGTATGTGGGTTTGGTGTCAGCCCATACACCGTCCATACTTTTAACAACTGTGCCTTCACCATCACGACCTACGACTTCCTCAAAGTGCGCCATTACTTCTGCGACGGTACTAACCTCTCTGGTTTCAACAACTGATACGGTTTTATATCCCTGTACGGTGTTCTTTAGGTCTTCCAATCTCTCCTTATATTTCCTCTTACATTTCCTTGTGAAATATTCGTCAATGGTTAGTATGTCCCATGCGGTGACACGGATAAGATCCAACGCCTCTTTATATGGTAGGTGTTTCTTTTCAAGCTTTTCAATGTCTTTGGTTACGTCATTACCTTTTGATTTCTTCGTGGCAATTGTGATAAGGGATGACACAATTCCATTACTTTCATATCTTGGAATTCCTTCCATTGTAAGTTCACCATTTAACACACAATCTTTAATTCCGACAAGTTCCGACATGAACGCCGGATTTTCCAAAATTGTGGGTTCACCCTGTCGGGATTCATTATATACCTCACCTCCCTGGATGATCATATTAAGGAATCTCCCGTCCATTTTTTCCTGGCTATAGCAAGTACCCTTCGAGAGTAGTTTCTCTATCAGATCCTTCGAATAGGGCTTACAACCCATATATCCGGTCTTCTCGATGAGGTCAGGGAATACTTTGTTGATGTTCCGAGTTCCCATACCAATTTTACAGTCCTTTTCAATGACCCGTTCAATGATGTAAGCGTCATCTGGACGCAAGTGAGAGAGAATATCATTAAGGTGATTAATCGCAGTATGACCAGTAACTTGTCTTGAACTCAATAGATATAACCCATCTAATGCTTTGTCTAATGAATTAGTGAACTCACGACCAAGCATCTCCACAACATATGTGTATTTTGGAATCTGCTTGATATAGAACTTCACACGTTTTGAGTTAGCCATATATAGAACGTTCTTCAGAAGTT